CAAGATACACACTAAGAGTCCAGGCAAACCGCTCATCAAAGGCAAATTTTTTTTTCAAGCAGAAGACGGCATACGAGATACCAACGCAGACTATGAACTCTAAAACCTCAACAATCGCCGACTTGACCTTCTTACTACGGATCTTGTCAAGCAGTCGTGTGACATACGCAATGATGGCCGAGCTGGCAAGCAGCATCCACGTAGCTAGCGCCCAGTCACTAGGATCTTTTTCCAACATGCTTCCATCCTCAAAAGTTGATTCCAAGGTTATGTACTACAGGTAGTTCCGTATAGTCCACTATAACCGTTTGATTGTCTAAGCGAAGTGTCGCAGGAGAGCCAACGTAAATGTCCCCCTGCAGGGTGGTATCTACAGTTAACACACCTGCGACCAATGAGTACGTGGGTGCCGAGTTTGATTGAGGCCCCACTGTGGAACCATACGGACCATATAGTGTTCCGTTGAAATACACGTAGGTCGCTGTTGCGCCCCCTGAGGAAACCGTCCCTGTCATCACGCTGCGAACACTGTCAATGGTCACAGGGACAGGGAACGTGTAAGTTCCGCGAAGCGTAGCTGTTTCTGTGGGAAACGTGGCCGACAATGTGGCTAGGATGTCGGTACCGCTGTTCACCCAGTCAGGGAACAGTGGTCCGTCGTTGGTCTGACTCAGAAAACTGGCGGTAAAACTGACCGTTGCCATTATTCACGCCCACCCGCAATGTGCGCCACGGCGCCGTCGTAGTAGACGGTGTAGATGGCCGTACCACTGGTAAGCGGTGCCAGCGGTGCTGTGCCGCCCACGTACTTGCTGCCAGCGGGCCATGTTACGGTGCGGGTGGTGCCGTCCCCGATGCCGCGCAGCACGTAGTTACCAACCCCAGTGGGAAAGGCGAACGTGATGGTGCAGTTACCTGTGAACGTCAGCTTTTGTTTCTGGCCGTTATTGAAGTTAATAGTTTTTGAAGTACCGGAGTTTCCAGCGTCGTACTCTGCGTTGAAGCTAACGGGACCTGTGAATACGTCGCCCGCCTTGTTCGCCTTAAGAGAGATGGCCGCGTTGGTCGTAGCCTCCGAAGCTACAATGGCCGCACTGATGGCAGAAGTGACTTCCGACACGCGAGGTACTTGGCTCCCTGTTGCCCCGGCCGGCACGGCAACAGGGCCGGTAAAGGTGTCACCAGCTTTGTTTGCCTTCAGTGCCAAACCGCTTGTAATAGTGCCTGACAGGGCTGTATTGAGCGCGTCCAGCAACACCTTGAGCTCATCACAGGCTGAAGCCAGGTTGTTTGACGTCAGCCCTTGCGTGCTGGTGAACACCACACCATTGGGTCCAAACAGCAACGTGGCTGCTCCACTGGATGCAAAGCCTACTACTCCGTTTGCATTGCGAAAAAACCCCGTGTTAGCGTCTAGTGCAAAAGAAACCGACGGCGCTGCGGCGCTACCGTCGGTTAGCGACAGTGTTGAAGTTATTGCGGTGGTGATGGCGGGAGTTACATTAATGCCGTCGCAGTACACCACCGTCTTTTGGTTGGCAGTAAGCACGGTGGACGCGCCGCCGCCTGTGGTAAACGTCACGTTATACGCACCCACGCCGGCTTCAATGTTTATGAAGTAAACATTGTCTACGGCGGGCAGGTTTACTACCAAGTTGGCAGACGCGGTACCCGAGACTCGAATCATGCGGCCGGCAACGTCAGCAGAGCTCAGAGTAACTGGCGAAACAGCTGCATTGACAACCACCTCTCCAAATACAAAAGTAGCATCACGGCCAAAGCCTACTGTAATCCAGCCTGAGCCGGTACTTACCAGTATCAGGGATTCTTGCGGACTGACAGTCTTTGAGGAGGTACCGTCCACCTGCTCACTGCCACTAGGCACTAGGCTCAGGCCTCCCGCGGAGCTATTACGGAGCATTACGTAGAAGCCGCTCTGTAGAGTGCTGGCAAGTGGCAGAGTAAGCACTAGTCCACCGGCTACGGCGTCAAGCGCGTGTGCTCGGTCAGTGGCCTGCAGCGTATAGCTTGAGTTTAGCCCTCGGTACGGAGCGTCGACATGAAGCTTGTTAGCCAGTACCTTCAGGCCCTCGCCGGCAAGCGCAGAAGCGTCGGCGCCACTGGTGCCTGTGCCAAAAGTATAAACTGCCCACTCACCGCCGGCGGTGTCATTGTTAGTTACTTGAAAGTACTTTACAACGCCGGGCGCAATGGAGGAGACGCCTGCGCCGGTGCTGTCCTGAATGTCTAACGCATTTGCGCCAACATTACGCAGTCGAAGTTCCGTCCCAACGGAAACCCGGTCAGCAGGCGGCAGCTTTAAGCTGAGTCCTGCGAACTCAGCTGCAAAGTCTACACAGGTGGTAGCCAAGAACTCGCTGGCTACTGTCCCAGTAAAGTTGTTAGGCCATGACAGGGTAGAATTTACAAGAACTTCAGCAAAGCTGTATTGGGCTTCACTTGGCGGTACCGTGTACTGCCCAAACAAATCTGAATAGTCCACAGCGCTTACCTCAGGTTATTGAGCTTGTAGAGCGTTGACAGATACAGCTCAAGAAGTTCTGCCACAATGTTTTCCAAAGGTGCAAGGTCTTTACACAGCTCGTCAAGATTGCTTTGTAGCCAAACAGCCTGCTCAGCCAAAAGCTCAGCTGGCGTGCTTTTTGAGTGCTCAAGCTCAACTTTAGAGAGCTTTTCAAAAGCGCCTTGATAGCACTCCACAACGCGGTCTGTAATTTCAACAACCTCGGCATAGAAGTGTGCCAGAGCTACGTGCTCTGAGTAGCTGCCAGTGCTCCAGTGCGCAAGATGTGCGGCATCCCGTGCTGCAAAAACTTTTGCTACAAGCTGCTCAATCATTTAGCGTCGCTCCTAAGTAGCGCCTGGTCACCAAACAGGCGGCGCTGTGACTCCTCAAGCAGGTCTTGGCGCGCCAGGTCATACAGCCCTTTGAACTCAGTAGCTCTTTGGTCAAGCTTTAGAAATGGCTGCGCCTCAAGCAGAGTAGCATACAACAAAAGCTGAGGCGCGTACTGAGTAGTCCAGTTTGTCTGGGTTGTCTCGTCTAGCGGCAGCGGACGCTCAAAGTAGGCAAGCTCAAAGTTGTAAGCCTGGTCAGGTTTAGCAGCAACTAGGAAGTGCTCATAGCCGTAGTCTGCATAGTACTGAGGCAGGCCAGTGCTAGCTACATTGGGCGCAAATGACCGGCAAAACGTGTAGCTTCTAGACTTTAGAAAGGTTGCTGAAGCCTCTTCGTCGCGTACCATAAACGTGCCAGTTTCACGCCATCTAGCTGGCTTAGCTATTACATCCTGGCCTGGCTCAAAGGCACCTGTGACAATCTTTAGAAGTCCTAGGCCCCTAGTTTGGCTTGCAATACGGTTCTCAGCAAGCATCACAAACCTGGGTATCTGGTCAATGAAAGGGCGATCGTTGCGCTCTGCATACATTGCCACGTCGGCAAGTAGCGAGTTGTAGGTCATGCTCTCGGCCATAGACTACCTCGTGTAGCAGCCAATATTCGGTGCAAAGTAAGTGGGGGCAGAGTCCGTCTCGCCGCCCTCTACTTCAAGCGTCATGCTTTGCGCCATGCTTTGAACAAGCGTCACCCGCTCTGCCTTTACCTCTGGCAGTTCAAATGCCAGTCGTAGGGCCAGATGCCAAGTGATGGCCTCAAGCCACCGTGACGGTATGTCTAGCTCGTCCCCTATCTCACCAACGTCTTGAATAGCCCTGTAGCGGTAAACTACCAAGTGCTTTGAGGCATCACTCGGCACAGGCCAGAGTGTTATTTGAGGCTCTCGCAGCTTTTCAAAGTAGTAGTTGATAGGCACGGCGGACTGTACAGCCTTGTTAGGCAGACTAGCGTAGTCGTCGCGGTTTAGAGGCGTAACAGGCAGGTCTCTGAAGCTGCCGTCGCCCACAGGCGTGGCCAGATTTAGGTTTAGCACGTCGGTGGTGCCCGGCGGCAAGACATACGTTGCTTGGCCTGCCACAAGAGGCACTATTTGGTGATCTATACACCACAGGTTCAGGCCTCTATTGGACATGCTCATCAGCAGCATGTACAAGTCCTCTTTTGCCGTCTCAATAGTCTCGGCCGTAGCACTGGCCGGGCTAAGGCCACACCTACGCAAAGCCTTCTCAATGAGCTTGACAGTGCTTATAATTGTGTTGCCAACAGTACCGGAGGTTGCCATATGCTAAGCACCTAGATTTACCAATAGCATAATTATAAGTCGCTTGCGTGCGGAGGGCGTCGCTAATAAACCTGCGACGCGCGGACTGTTAAACTGCGTGCCACGGACACTTCATTCGGTTTCACGGCTACTTTTGTTTAGCCGGCTACGTACAAACAGCAGCCGCTGCGCGTCCACCGGCTTCGCCGCCAGCTGCTGGTTGACTGACAATGTACCGCCAATTGGCCTGCTCGCGCCTACGTCGGCTCAAATACACAGCCGTCATCTTATAATCCAAATGCCCCAAGAGTTGTACTACGTCAATACCGCCTTGTTCCTGGTATAGCCAAGCAGACAAGGCGCGGCACTCATGCAGCGTAGGCGGCGTACCGGGTTCACGCCAGAGCCCAAGCGCTGCCTCTCGTACTTGTTCAAATCGGTAAGACAGTGTTGCAGCGCAAAGCTGCTGCCCATTGAGCTTGTGCAGCAAGTAGTCGCTGCTTGCCCCGTATCTGTGGCAGCAGTCTACCACCTCTTTAAGCGTAATGTTCAAAACATCAAGCCCAATACTCAGAGGTATCGCCAACTTTGCACCGGTCTTTTGCTGCCTAACATACAGGTATCCGTCACGTATGTCCGAGTGCCGCATAGCCAAGAGGTCTGCGCGTCGTTGGCCTGTTAACAAGGCTAACAGCAGCATTACGGGTACCCAGGGCTTTGAACTTGCGGCGCTGTAGTCATACATGGCGCGCCACTGCTGAAGCGAGAGCCTGGTACGTTGTACTTTGGACTTTGTTAGCACTACCCTTAAGGCTACATTTTCGTCAACCCACCCGAGCTTTAAAGCCAGAGTCAGCATGTGCCTAAGTTCAATAAGCGTGCACTTGGCTGTCTGAGACCTTACCTCGTTAAATGCTTCTAAAGTCCTGTATATCTTGGCAGGGGTCAACTGACTGACACTTAGACCGCTGAGGAGTCTGCAAGCATGGTTTACATAGCAGGCCTTGTTTTGAATAGTTTTGGCAGCATAGTCTTTTGTTTGAAGCTGCTCAAGATACAGTTTGCCAAGCTCGTCGATACTCTTGTACTTTGCTGAGAACTTGCTAAGCACTGCGTTGATGATCTTAGACACGTCACGCTCCTGCTTTGTAAAACTGTATTCTACAAAGCACGTCGTGCGCTGCTACGTGACTATTTTAACGCCTGCAGAAGAAGGCCCGAACCAAGTACTTGGTTCGGGCCTTAAGGTCAGTCCTTAAACCTTCGGGGATTACGAATGCGCGATGCCGAGCGCAGTCACGAAATCAATCCGATTGATTGCCTGCACTGTCTGTGTGTCGAGCACTCCAAGCCTGGTTTTTGCGTACGTCGAGCCGCTTACCCACTGCTCTACATAGGGCACTGTCGGCTGTCCGTTGACAACGGCATCATGGGCGCGGATGTAGATCGTGCGTGATGTGTCGCCGGGCTTTTGTTGCCAAATTGAGCTTTTCCGGCCGATGATCTCCGACGCAGACGCCGCCGCGCGCTCAATCCCGTCGATCATCGTCCAGTCCGCGCGTGTCGTCGCCATTGCGACATACGCCCGCGCAGAATTGACAGAGCCCTGAAGCACCCCCGACAGCGCAAGCTCGCTCGGCGATGACCACCGGTGCTCTGTGCTGCACGCCAGTTTTCCGCCCAAGTCGCCCTGCTGGATGATGCGGGGCTCAACAGCTACGACAAGCGCCCCGGTTGTCGATACATCAATAGCGGCAGAGCCGTCGAGGAACTCGGCCGATGACTTGTGCCCACCGTGATATGAGCCCATCCACTTATCCGCATCAGAGTCGTGGATCGCAATATCGGACCCCCCGTTACTCGCAGTGCCGACGAGCACATCCGACAAACTAAAGGTGGCAACCAGCGCACTGGATGCGGGGATCGTTGCTGGCAGAGCTTGCGACAGATCAGCGATGATTGGACCGAACAGATACATCGTCTGTCCGCTATCACGGGTTGTCAGAGTCACGACGACGGACCCAGCCCCGGGCGTGCATCCCGTCAGCCAAAGGACTTTGCACTTTGCAGTACCCGTCTGCCCGTCGTTTGCCTCGCGGTAGTCCCACGTCTGCGACACTGCGCCGCACGTCACAGTAACAGCGGTGGGACTGGATGCCGTCACGCCCACAACCACGCCCACACGTCCGGACGACGGAACTGTGATGTTGTAGGTCGCAGACGATCCCTGCACTGTACTGCGCCGCGACTGGACTTGATACCGCTCCGATGAGTCAGCGCCCGGGTACATGCTAGTGCTGCCCGTTGTCCACGTACCCGTTTCCGCATCCGGGGCGCCAGTGCGAAAAACATATGCGTTTATCAGCTCAGTAAGCCGAAGCAGGCGCCACCAATCCGACTGCACGCCGAGCGACGTAGCTCCGTCGTCGAACACGCCCTTGCGCATCGTCCATTGCAGCAACTTTCCTCGAGCGGTACGCGTAATAACGCGCAAATCATCTGCTCCCTGGCGGTACAACAACTTGCGGGATGTGTCACGGGCAGCAGGGGCCTCCCCAACTTCAATCTCCGATCCCACAGACAACACCGGCCCGGCTCCTGCTGCAACCCCCGACCCCGAGGGGGCTGCAGTTACAGGCGTTACCCCGCTGTCCACAACAACTGTGTCGCCTGCCAGCACGGCAATGATGCCGTCCTCGCGCTCAATAACTCGGAACTCCTTGCCGTCGTAGCGGTTCTTTAGCCCAAGCAGCTCAGTTTCAACGCCCATCGCGTTCTCCTAAATTCAGTGTTTGACTGGACAGCTATTCTTCAGGAACTGTCAAAGGTTCGTCAGGGCGCGGGTGCCTGACCGTAATAATCTCGGTTTTTCTAGCGGGCAAGCGCCACGGGTCCTTTACGTCCCAGCAACCGGAGCAGACGCGCAGGCCGGGACTGTTGCCGTCCGCCCGTAGCTCGGACAGCTGCATCTTCTTCTTGCAGCGGTCACACACAGCAATGGTGACTGTGCTGCGCAGCTTAACAGGCAGGTATAGCGGCATGTTAGCCGCCCTTCTTGAACACGCCGGTAGCGTATTTCTTTTGAAACTTCTCGGGGGTCTTCAGCCAATGCGCGTCAGCCAGGCGTCCACCTTCCAACATGGCTTGGTGAGCTTGTTTCCCGATGTCCGCAACCAAGTTGATGTCTTGAGTTTTGTTGCCCAACAAATTCTTGCGTTCAGCCGGGTCATTGACCAGGTTTAAAACCGTAGCCATACGTTCTTCGTGGTCTAGGCCATTGCGCTGAGCTTCGGGGTAACGAACGCTCAAGTATTGGTTTAGGATACCAGACTTTTCTGGGCCCAAGCGGTTTTCAACGTGATGCCAAATGTTTTCCGCGAGATTTTGACGGGCTTGCTTGCCATACATCTTTCGAACGCGTCCAAATAGCATATGCGCGTTTTCGTGGTTTCTGGTTGCAATAGGAGTTTTGGGCCCCCACTTTGAACCCAAATCGCTATCTGTGACAGCGTATGGAGACGCACCGAATCTCATGGCCGGGGCGGACATCCCCATTCGGTCGCCGATTAGGTTTTCATCGGCATGTTCTTGGGTTTCTGCTCGTTCCTTCTTTGGCACCACGCGATTGATAAGGTCGACCGTAGCGGCTCGAATGTAGAACTTCTTTTTCCATTCCCCTACACGGTCTACAAGTTCGGTTTCACGCCGGTCATCTGGCAAGCCCAACTTGGGGAACCTAGGACCTGGACGGGTTTTGGTTAAAGTTTCTTCTGACTTGGCGAAGTCGTTAAGAATTTCATAAACCCAGGTCTTGGCTTCACCAGCAGATTCCAAGGCTGCGTAGCGGTTGATGCCGTCTACTAAGAACAAATCGCCTGCGTCATCACGAC